GGCCGGCCGCATCGACAACCTCCCCTGGGACGTAAAACTCGACAAAGGCCTCGCCGACCCGCGGGTCGAGGAATTCATCAACCAACGCCTTTACGAGAAATTCGGCACCCCCTTTCCTCGCCAGGGTATCAAAAAAGAAGGCGGGCTCGGCGCCCCCCAGGGGGCCCTTCCTAAGCTCGGCCAGGGTCTCGCGGGCGTTACCGAACGCAAAAACCCCGTCTACGGCATGGGCGATATTTTTGCCAATCGCATTACCGCCTCCCCGCGCTTCCAGAGTCTCGCGTCGTTTCTCGAATCCCCCTACGGCGGGCGCTTGATCGGGGATACCCACGGCCAGGAACAACTCGGCGCGGTCGATAACGCCATCAACCAAATTTACGAGAAACTCGTCCTCCCCAACAACAATCCCCGCAAAAAACCAAACGACCCTGACCTCGTCCCACTGAAAGAAGCCGTCCGGTCCCTGGGCTCGGGCTATTCCCGGGTTGACCTCCTCAAAGGCCTCGCGTCTGATACCTTCCCCGGGCAACTCTACCGTCGAGATAAGTCCTCTGGGGGGTTTCTCTCTCAGCTAATGGTCGATGTTGACGGAGTCCCGCGACCCCTGACCCCTGACCAAGCCCGCCAGGTCCAGAAAAAGGCCGGGGAACTCCTGACCAAAATCAAAACCGCCCCGTCCGATTACGCCGAGTTGAAATCCTACGGTCCTTGGCAAGTGTCCGGGGATAACGTTGCGGGCATCGTCGAGCGGAAGGGTTGGGCCTCCGGCCAACGCCTTCAAGAGGCCGCGGCCCAGCGGGGGCTTCCCTACGCCTACGTCGATTCTCGCGCGGACGAAACCGCTGCCGCTGCGGATTTCCTCTCGCGCAAGGGGAAAAGCCAGGTTTCCCTGGTCCGGGGGCTTGCCGGCGATATGGCCGCGGAACTCAAGGCGCTTGAGGAGCTGGAGTTTACCCCAGTCAAGGAACCGAACCTGGCAAAAGGCCTCGCTACTCCCGACCCCGGCCTTGTTGACATCGACGGCTGGTTTGCAAAATCCGTAGCCGCGGCTTCTAAGCCCGTAAAAGACTGGCACCAAGCCTCTTGGAAAGAATTAAACAGCCTTTCTCAAGCTGAGGTCGAAGCCCTGCCGCACACCGAATGGAACGTCTGGAATGCCGCTTACAGCGATCACATGGACGCGCTTCTTGCGAAAGACTGGGCTTCAGAATCCAAAATGCACCTTCTCGACATTTTGAAAAGCCCCGAGTGGCAGTTCTACCCCCTGGGGGCTAAAATCAAGATCAAAGAAGCTCTGGGTGTAAAATGACCCAAGAAATCATCTGGTCCCCCCAGCCCGGCCCGCAGACCGACCTCGTTACCTGCCCGGTTTTTGAGGTCTTCTACGGCGGTGCCCGGGGCGGCGGAAAAACCGAGGCCAGCATCGGCGACTGGTTTTCCCATTCCGGCCGTTATGGCGAAGCAGCCGCGGGCCTTTTCGTCCGGCGGAAGCTAACCCAGCTAACCGACATTATCAAGCGCTTCAAACGCTACGGCGCGAAGGTCGGCGCGAAATGGCACGAGCAGAAAAAGGAACTGCTAATGCCGAACGGGGCTGTCCTGAAATTCGCCTACCTCGAACGCGACGAGGACGCCGAGGAATACCAGGGCCACGAATACACCCGAGTCTACGTCGAGGAAGTCACCAACTTCCCCTTCCCCGAACCCATTATGAAGCTGAAGGGTACTCTCCGCTCGGCCGCGGGCGTCCCCTGCGGAATCCGCATGACCGGAAACCCGGGGGGTCCCGGCCACCATTGGGTCAAGGAACGTTATATCGACCCCTGCCCCACCGGCTATCTGGTTATCAAAGAGGAAGAAGAAGTCGATATGGGGGATGGCACCTCCCAGCTCACCTTTATCGAGCGCGTTTTCATCCCTGCGAAGCTCAAGGATAACCGCAAGCTGCTTGAGAATGACCCCGGGTATGTCCTGCGCCTGCGCCAAACGGGTTCGGAAACCCTCGTCAAGGCCTGGCTTGAAGGCGATTGGAACGGCGTTGACGGAACCTTCTTCTCCGAGTTCGACGAGCACAAGCACATTATCCGCGGGCCCCTCCACATCCCTTCGCACGTTACCCGGTTCCGGGCCCTTGACTGGGGTTCCGCGGCCCCCTTCTCTGTCGGCTGGTATGCCGTCAGCGACGGAACCTTCGGCTTCGCAAAGGACGCCCTGATCAAATACCAGGAATGGTACGGCTGGACCGGGAAGCCGAACAAAGGCCTTAAAATGTCCGCGAACCTAGTCGCCCAGGGGATCGTAAACCGCGACGGAAAACTCCCGCCCTCCTTCGGCGTGGCCGACCCTTCGATCTTCGCGACTAACGGCGGCCCCTCCATCGCGGAAATGATGATCGTCGAGAAATGCGTTTGGTTTCGCGGCGACAACGCCCGGGAGGCGGGCTGGGAGCAAATGCGGCGGCGCTTTTCCGCCGGGGATTCCGTTGCAACCACCCTTCTCCTTTTCCATGAGAGTTGCGAAAGCACGATCCGGACTATCCCCTACCTCCAACACGACGACCGAGACCCCGAAGACCTAGACACCGACGCGGAAGACCACGCGGCCGACGAAACCCGTTACGCCTGCATGTCCCGGCCCTTGACGCGTCTTCAGGTTATCCCCTATAGTCACTCATTCGACAACGCTCAGGCGATGCCGACCATCTCCCAGCTAATCCAGCGCCAAGCCGCTAAAAACCGAGCCATCCATGCAAAATACTGAAGCGACCCAAGCCCAGGTAACCCCCGAAGACAAGACCCTCGGGGAATCGCTGCTCTCCGCAGTCAAGGATCGCGAGCAGGCTTTTACCACTGGCTGGTGGAAAAGCGCTGAGAGCGCGGAAAAACTCTACTGCGCGGACCATTCGGCGGAAACCGAGGACACGCCCTACAACATTCTCTATTCCAACACCGAGGTTCTCCTACCGTCGCTGTATTCCGCGACCCCGAAGCCGGACATCCGCCCGCGTTATCGCGACCTCCAGCTAAAACCCCTGCCCCAGGTCGTCGAACGCTTCCTGACGGCCGCCAGTGACCCCGGCCACCCCGGCGAGGATTGCTTCGATTCCGCCTTGAACGACGCGGTGCTGTCCTCCCTCATTCCCGGGATGGGTTATGTCCGAATCCGCGATACCTTGGACAAATCCTTTCCAATTACCTTCGAGTCGGGCCACTACAAAACCCTCATCTGGGGCAAGGCGACCCGCTGGGCCCGCGTCCCCTGGATCGCTTTCAAACACCCGATGAAGAAAAAGCAGCTCGGGGAAAAGTTCGATATCGGCGCGGAGGCCCTTGAAGCCGGCTACCAAAAATCCGACGATTCCGAACCCGCCGACGATTGCTGCGTGTACGAAATCTGGCACAAGGCTTCCCGGAAGGTTTTCTTCGTTTCCGAGGAGTGGAGCGAGAAGACTATCCGCGTGTCCCCGGACCCGCTGGAGCTTGTCAACTTCTACCCGACTCCCGGCCTCCTGTGCCTGACAGCGAAGCCCGGCAAACTCGCGCCGATTCCTCTCTATGTCTATTACCGCCAGCAGGCCGAGGAACTGAACCGCGTTTCTGTCCGGCTGAACAAAGTCCTCTCCGCGATCCGCGTCCGGGGGGCCTACAACTCCCTTCTCGGCACCGACCTCGGGAAAATCCTTGCGGCTGACGCCACGGAAAACGAGCTCGTCGCGGCCTCGGAAGCGGCCCTCCTGGCCCAATCCGGGGGGTTTGATAAGCATATCTGGATGCTGCCCATCGAGAAGCTAATCACCGTCGCGCAGGAACTCTACCGCGCCCGGGAGGCCATCAAAACCGTAATCTACGAACTGACCGGCATCAGCGACATCATCCGGGGTTCCTCGGTCGCTTCGGAAACCGCCACCGCGCAAGACCTGAAGGCGAAATGGGGCACTGTGCGTCTGCGGAAGATGCAGAAAATCGTCGGGGACTACGCCCGGGATCTTTTCCGCCTGACCGTCGATGCTGCGACTACCGTAGTCCCCGAGCAGCTCTGGAAGGACATCGTCCAAATGCCGCTGCCGACCAGCGAGGAAAAAGCCGTCGCCCAGCAGCAGATGCAATATCTGACGCAAACCGCGCAGATGACCGGACAACCCCCCGACCCGAAACAGGTCGAGCCCCTCCAGAAAACCCTCTCCTCCCCTTCCATGGCTGAGGTCATCGGGAAAATCCGCGAGGACGCAACCCGAACCTTCGTCATTAACATCCAGACCAATTCCACCATCGATCTGGACTCCTCCCAGGACAAGGCCGAGGTCGGGGAATTCATGAACGCAATGGGGCAGCTTCTCGCGGGTATTCAACCGCTCATGGCCCTCGGCCCCTCGGGCGTCGAGGCGACAAAAATCCTGCTGATCTCCGTCTGCCAGCGGTTTAAGTTCGGCATGGATGCCGCGGACGCGATCCAGCAAATCCAGCCCCCGCAGCCTGAGCCAGCGGAAGCCCCCAAGGGCCCACCGCCCCCGACGCCCGAGGAAACCGCCGCGCTGAAAGCTGAGTTGGACTATAAAATGGCCAAAGTCGCCGCGGACATGCAGATTCTCCAAGCGGAAACGGCCCTGGCCCTCGCGGAAATCGACGCAAAAAAGCAGCGCTTGGCTATCGATATTGAAGCCGCCCAGTTGACTCTCGCCGCCAAGCGGAACAGAATGCCAATCGAGAAGGCCAGCCAAAATGCCAATGTATGACATCGGATGCCAAAGCTGCGGAAACCGCACCACGGTTTTCCGCCGTCTGGCCGATTTCGACAACCTCCCGGCTTGCGACTGCGGGGCGTTGATGCAGCGGCGGGTTTCCGCCCCCGCGATCCAGGCCGGCTTCACCGAATACATCAGCCCGGCAACGGGGAAACTCATTTCCTCCCCCGGGGCCCAGCGGGAAGACCTCCAGCGCTCCGGTTGCATTCTCCACGAACCCGGTCTCGACCGGGATGTCCAACGGTGGGGAAAGGAAAGCCAGGAAAAGGCTTTCGCCCCCATCTCGAAAGGTGTCGATTCCGTAGTCACCGCCCTCGTCAATTCTGGTCAAATCGAAAGCTGAACCATGCCCAATCCGTCCAATCCGCAAGACTCCGATGATGATTTTTCTTATGGCGAGGGTTTCGCCGCTGATGTCGCCTCGGACATTGGAAGCTCCCTTTTCGGGAAGTCCGAAGCCGCGTCCGACGTAATCGACGTTGAAACCGTCGAGAAACCCGCGGCGCAGCCGGTCCTTGAAGATAAACCCGCGGCCGAAGCCGCTCCGGTTGCCACCGACCACCCGAATGTTGTCCCCGGCCAGAATTCCGAGTCCAAGCCCATGCCGAAAAGCTGGAAAAAGGACATGGAAGCGCATTGGTCGAAGCTCCCCCCGGAGGTCCATGAATACGTCCACACCCGCGAAGCCCAGGTCATGCGGGGTATTCAACAATACCAGGAAGGCGCCCAGGCTTGGAATACCCTGATCCAGCCCTACGCCCCGATTTTCCAATCCCAGCCGGATGTCCAGCCCGTCGCGCTGATGCAGGGTCTGATGAATACCCACCTGCAACTTCTGAACCCGTCCGCCCCGATGGAAAAGAAGCAGGCGATTCTCCAGCGGCTGATGTCCGACTACGGCGTCACTCTCGACGGCTCCGCGCCTCCCCAGGCGAACGCCGAAATCGCGGAACTCCGCCAAACCGTTCAGCAACTCCTCCGCGAAAACCAGCGCACGCAGGAAGCCTCCTTCGCGCAAGGCGTCGCCGAGCAGGAAAAGGCCATCGAGGCCTTTGCCGCTGACCCGAAAAACCTTTTCTTCAATGAAGTGGCGAACGACATTCTCCGCTTCATCAAAACTGGCGTGGCTACCGACCTGGCCTCCGCCTATGACATGGCCTGTTGGGTAAACCCCGCGGTGCGCGCTAAAAGGATGGCTCAACAAGCCGCTCCCAGCGCCCAGGGAAAACCAGCCCAGCGAGCCGCAAATGGTCAGTTTGTGCATCTCGATTCGGATTCTCCCCCGCCTGCCCGCACCCGGCCCGGCACGATGGATTCTACAATCGACAGCATCGTCTCCAAACACTTCCCCTCAAACGCCCACTAACCTGGAGCATTTAACATGCCTTCTCCGAATGCAATCTTCACCGAGATTGTCTCGACGACCTTCCGGAACCACTCGAAGGAAATCGCCGACAACTTCTCGGGCCACAACGCCCTCTATCGCCGTATGGCGAAGAAGGGGAAAACCCGCAGCGAATCCGGCGGCTACAGCATCGTGCAGCCCCTGGAATACGCCGCCAACGGTACGTACCAGCGGTATTCCGGCGCGGACATCCTGAACGTCGCGCAATCGGACGTCATCACCGCCGCCGAGTTTAGCTGGCGCCAAATCGCGATCAACGTGGTCTCGACCGGCTACGAACTTCGCGTGAACAGCGGCCCGCAGCGTCTGGCGAATCTGGCCAAGGCCCGCATCCGCAACGCCATCAACACCTTCGGCAATAACTTCTCTGCCGACATGTATTCCGACGGGTCGCTGACCAACCAGATCGACGGCATTCAGAAGATCGTGGCGGATACCCCGACGAATACCGTTGGCGGGATCAACGCGGGCACCTGGGCCTTCTGGCAGAACAAGGTGCAATCCGCCGCAGCCCCGATCCAGGGTGGTGGTGCGATTACCCCGTCTTCGACGGCCGGGGTGATGGAAAGCCTGATGCTGCCGCTGTTCATGGAACTGACCCGCGGAAACGACAAGCCCGATCTTATCGTCTCCTCGAACGACTACTTCCAGTTCTACCAGGGCGGCCTTGTTTCCCAGAAGCAATACGTCTCGGCCGAAGTGGGCGAGGGCGGTTTCATGTCCCTGATGTATAACGGCGTCCCGGTTATCTTCGACGGTAACTCGGGCATGGCCGCTTCCCGCATGTACTTCTTCAACACGAACTATCTCGAAATGGTCACTCACCCCGAGGCGAACATGACCGTGATGGACGAGGCGAAGCCGTACAACCAAGACGCGGTCGTTGTGCCGATTCTCTGGATGGGCAACATGGTCTGCTCGAATCGGGCCCTCCAAGGTCTGGTCAAGGCCTAATCTCAACTCAACACGGAGCATAAAATGCGCCTCGCACCTGTATCCACCATCGGCCCCCGGCTGCTGGACTTCTCGACTTCCGACGATGTCCAAAAGCTCGGTTTGGGCACCACCATCGAAGCCACCGGCACCGATTACGACACCACCGCCAACGTCGCCAACTGGGGCGCGGCGGAACTCGTCTACGTCGCAAATGCCTCGGTCGCGATTCTCCCGGGAGCTCTCGTCGTCATGGACAAGAACTTCCGGGTGGTCGCCACCGCAGCGTCGGAAGCGAACAGCGGAAAACCCGTCTACGTCGCCCTGACCCACTTTGCCGCTGGCTCGACCACGATCCAGTACGGCTGGGTTCTCCGCCGGGGCATCTGCCCGGTGAAGTATTCCGTGGCGGCTACCACCGGCCGGGTTTTCGGCGGCACCGCGGGTCTTGCAACCCCGACCGCGGCTGTCGGCGTGCAAATCCTGAACGCCATTTGCCTGATCGCCGCTGCTTCGACGTTCACCCGCGCGGGCACCACCCGCACCGGCTCGTCGCTGGTCCGGTTTTCCTCGGTCGCGGGCATGTACCCCGGTCAAGCGATTTCCGGCTCGGGCGTCCCGGGCTCGTCGGTGATTTCGTCGATTGACCCCGCGGGTAACGGCGTCATCATCGGCTCGGCCGTGGGTACTCCCGTCGCGGCGACTGCCTCGGCGACTGTGACCTGCACCATGACGAATACCGGCCACGGTATCGTCCAGGTCGATTGCCCGGTGTTCCAGAGCCAGATCACCTAATCCGGTGATCGCTGGGGGAGGGCCACAAGCTCTCCCCCTTTTTTCCATTTTCATTTCCCCTTGAAGGCAAACCATGTCCACTGTCGATAACGAACGCCCCCCTTACGTCGCTTTCGAGCGGCGTGCTGTTGAAGACCGCACGGCTTCCCAAGCCGCCGGCCATTACGTCTCCCGCGATGTCGATTTTGCCGTCGTCACCCGCCCGGGTGCCCGCGACACCGTGGAAAAACCCGTTGCCGATTTAATCGCCGGCTGGCAACAATACGCCCGAGCGGGCTCCATCCCCCTCGCCTGGGTCGAGGGCCTGAAAACCGGTTATCGCGCCTGGAAAGAGGGCGAGGATATCCCGGAAAACGGAACCCCGATTAAAGGCTGGCCGGTCCTGAGCCCCGCTGCGCAGAAAGACCTGATCCACGCGGGGGTCCGGACGGTCGAAGACCTCGCAAACCTCCCCGACCAAGACATCGCCCAGATTTGCATGGGCGGGGTTACCTTCAAGCTCAAGGCAAAAGCCTGGCTGGAAGCCGCGAAGGATACCGGAAAACTCGTCGAGCAGATGACCAACCTGAGCGTTTCCTTGGAGAGCTTAAAACTCCTCACGGAAACCCAGGCCGCTGAAATCGCCCGCCTGCGGGCACTCCTCCCCCCGGAACCGAAGAAATGACCACAATCCTCACCCTTGTCCAAGACTTCTGCGAGAAAACCGGGCTACCGCGCCCCTCGGCTTTGGTGGGGGTGACGGAGAAAAGCGTCTCCCAGTTCCGGGCCCTCCTGACCGAGTGCGTCGAGGACCTAGCCGAATATCCCTGGCGCGAGCAGACCTTGCGGAAAACCTGGACCTCCCTCGCGAGCCAGGATCAGGGCACTCTCGACTCGATCTTCGGCGCGGGTTATCGCTCCTGGACCCCCGGGACCATGTGGAATGACACCCGGAAAATGCAAATCTACGGCCCGGTCAGTGACCAGCAGTGGCAAGTCTTCCAGACCCTGCCCAACGCCGGGCCGGAATACCAAAGCTGGATTTCCGGGGGGCACCTCTACATCAGCCCGGCCCTTCCTGCGGGGGAAAATCTCAGCGCAATCTACTCGACCAATTACGGCGTCCTCGACACCGACGGCGTGACTACGAAACCCCGCATCACCGCGGATTCCGATTCGCTGCTTTTCCCCGACAACGTCGTTAAGCGGTGTTTGGAATATAAGTGGCGCAAGCAAAAGGGCGAGGCCGGCTGGGAAGATGACTACAACGCCTTCATCGGACTCGTCGCCCGGTCGATTGTTAAGGACGGTGCGAAAACCCTGAGCCTGAGCCCGAATCCCATCATCGCCCGTCCGGGCATCGTTGTCCCCTCGGGAAGCTGGAATGTTTAAGCAAAAACGCCAGGTCAAGCAGAACCTCCCGCGGAATCTCGTCGCCCCACTCGCGGGCCTGAACGCTCTTTCCCCGCTGATGGCCCTGCGGGAGAACGAGGCGATTCTCATGGAGAACTTTTTTCCGGCGGCGGACGGCCTTGCGCTGCGACAGGGCTTTGTCGAGCATGCGACGGCGTCCGACGAACCCGTGGATCGCCTCTGGGTCTATTCCCAGCCGACCGGCGGCGAGCAGCTTTTCGCCACGACCGACTCGGGCATCTACGACGTTTCCAGTGCCGGGGCTTTTGGCTCGGCGGTTTCGGCCATCACCAGCGGTGAGACGATTGCCTCCGCGATTTCAACGGGCGCGGGGTCTTACCTCTACTTCGTCAACGGGGTTGATGACGCCCGGCATTACAACGGGACGACCTGGACTACCGTCGCGACTTTTGGCACGGTCGATACCGACACCCTCTCCTATGTCGAAACCTACCGGCAACGCCTGTACTTCGTCAAGAAAAACTCCCTGGAGCTTGAATACCTTGGCGCCAATTCAATCAGCGGGACCTCGACCAATTACCCCCTCGGTGCAATCTTTCGCCGTGGCGGTTACATCGTTGCTCTGGGTACTTGGACCATCGATGGCGGCACTGGCCCCGAGGATAATCTCGTTGTCCTAACCTCCGAGGGGGAAGTCGCCGTCTTCGCGGGTTCGCTGCCGTCGGATACTTCCCTCTGGAGCGAGCGCGGGGTGTATTACATCGCAAAACCCCTCGGAAAGCAGCCGCTGCTGAAATGGGGCGGGGATTTGCTGATCCTCACGGAAAACGGAATTTACCCCCTCTCCAGCGCGATCCAGAGCGCGGCCATCGACCGGGTTTCCGCGTTGAGCGAGAAAATCAAACCCCTTTTCAACACGGCCGCGGGGCTTTACCGGGCCGAGGAGGGGTGGCAGATGATTGTCGATCCCCTTCAGCCGTTCCTTCTCGCAAATATCCCTTCGACCCCCGTCCGGAAACAGTTCATTATGAACACCCAGACGAAGGCTTGGACGACTTTCGTCGGTTGGGATTCCCGGTGCTACGCGCGGAAGGGCGCGGAACTCTATTTCGGCACGGCAACGGGGGTTAACCGCATCACCGGAGTCAACGATAACGGCGCAAACATCGTCGGAACGCTTCTCCAGGCCCCGAGCCGCCTGGGCCTTTCCCAGAAGAAGAAAATCGAGCTGCTGAAGCCTTACGTTTCCCAGAACAACGGCTTTACCTACACCCTCGGCCTCGCCCCGGACCTCGGCGATCCGAAGGAATACACCATGATTACCGGCGCGGGGTCCGCCACCGCCGCGATCTGGGGTACGGCTCGATTCGGCTCCGCGTATTGGACTGGGCAAACGGGAATCTCCCAGGACTGGCAGACGGTCCCGGATGACTATTCCACCTGGAAGTCTTTCTATTTGTCCATCACCACCAACGTCGCGGACATTCGGTATTTCGGCTCGGACCTTCTCATGCTTCCAGGCGGGAACCTCTAACCCCAGGGGCTTGACAGAAGCCCCGCTCTCCCTTAGACTCCTCACTATTCCTCCAGCCGGGCAATCCGGCGCCCCTTCGGCCAACAGCCCTGGGGGTTATCCAAACCGCACAGCTATTTGCGGGGTATGCAAAACCCCTCTACGCAAATGGCCGGTTTCTACAAAGCCCCGTATCAAGCCCCGAATCTGGCAACCGGGATGGCTGCGCCGCAGAAGACGAATAACCCTGTTCAGGGTTTCGGGAATGCGCCGGCTCCTGCGGCTCCCGCTGGGCAATCTTGGACCGACTTTTCAAAAAGCTACGGCGATCTGGGCCCCATCGGCTCGTTGTCCGGGGTTCATAACTCCAAGCTTTTCGACACGATGTCGAACCAAATCGCGACGAAGATTGGCTTCACCGGGAATCGCTCGACCCCGGGGACTTATCAGTTTGAAAACGTGAACGAGGGTGGAACTTTCATGGACACCGCGCAAGGCTCGCAAGCCTCGCCGGAATTCCTGACGGCCCTGGAGGCGTACCAGTTTTCCCAAAACCCAAACGACCCGTACAAGGGGACAATTAGCCAGAACGGGCAGACCATCGGGGATTTTACCTCAGGGAACAAGCCCACGAGCTTTGACAAGTTTGCTACCACCGCGATTCCCCTGGCACTTGCCGCAATGGGCGGGGCTGCCTTCGGCGGGTATATCCCGGGGGCGGAAATCGGCGCAGCGGGTACGGGGGCCGGTGGTGCAGGGGCTGCGGCAGCCGGTGCGGCGGATATCGGCGCGCTTGGGTTGACCGAGAGCGTCTACGGCCTCGGGGGTGCGCTTGGCGAAGGCGCCGTCGCCGGGACGGTCGGCGGATTGTCCGGCTCCACCGCGGCTTTCGGGGGTTTGGGCAGCGTCCTCCCCGCTGGCGTGGGTTTTGGCGAAGCGGCTGCTGGCCTCGGGGCCCTGGACTACGGCTCCGGGGATATCGGCGGGGGACAAGGCGACTTCGGCGGAACGGGCCCCGACTCCCCCGAGGTTTTCAACGCTGCGAAAGACTCTCAGCTTGCTTCCCAGCAACTTGGTATTACCGGTGCGGAATCCGCTGCTGCGGCGACAGCCCCGGCCTCGGTTAATCTCGGTTCAGCAGGAACCTACGCCACTGGTGGTGGGATGGTGAACGGCATTGCCAATGCCCTTGAAGCCGCGAAGGTAAACCCGATGGGGACTCTCGCCAGCGCGGGTTCCAGCGTCCTGGACTTTGCGAAGGCGAATCCCCAACTCGCAGCAATGGGTGTCGGGGCCCTCGGCTCCCTGACCGGGTCGAAGCCGGAAATGCCCTCTACCGGCGCGGCTGGTTCGGGTAATCTCACTCCCGGCGCCCAACAGGTCGCGGGTTCCCTGGGCGCTCTGGACTTCTCGGGCATCCCCGGCCTGAAGACGAGCGCCGGGGATCGGAATACCTTCAACCAAGAAGCCACCGACGCGGCGTATGGCCTCCAGACCCGGTACCTCGACCCGCAGATTCAGCAGCAGCAGAAAGCCCTGGAAGCGCGGTTGTCCGAGCAAGGCTTTGTCCCCGGCACCCCGGCCTATAACCAGGCCATGCAAAATTTCATGGATACGAACCAACGGGCCTATGCCAGCGCCCGGGATTCGAGTATCCTCCAAGGGGCGCAGATTGGGCAGGGCGATTTCCGCAATGCCTTGAGCGATGCGACGTTGAATAACTCGGCCTCGGCGCAAGCTCTGGAGTCGTACCTGGCAAAGCGCAACCAGCCGATCAACGAACGCAACGCCCTTCTGACCGGGGATCAAATGGTCTACGGCCAGCAACTCGACAAATATAACGCCAAGGTTGCCGAATCGAATAACCGCAACCAAGCCCTCTCGCAACTCGCCCTTGCGCTGGGCATGTACCTGGGATAAACCATGTCCGACCAAATGCTTCCGCCCGAGTACCAGAGCCAGATCGATGCTTTCAGGAAAAAGCAGCTACTCGCGCAGCTTCTCCAGAAGCAAGGGCTAAATCCGCAAATGGCGCAGAGCCAAGGGCGCATGGCCGCCCGGACGAGCCCGCTGAGTTTTCTGTCGAGCGCCCTTTCCGCTTATGTCGGCACCCAAGCCGATGCGAAGGCGGATCAGGGGATTTCCGGCGTGAAGCAGAAATACGCGACAGACGCGCAGGGTGCCATCGACCAGTTTTTGCAGGCGCCCGAAACCGAGCAAATGGCGCTTGGGGCGAAAAGTCAATTTCCCCAAGTGCAATCCATCGCGAAGGCTCTGGCGGACCGCCGGCAAAAAGCCATCGAAGCAGGCGCGACTATCGCGGGTAAAGTCGATCCGAACGCCGGTCTGGGGATGCTGCAAAGTGGGCAATTCCCCACGGCGCCGGTGCAACCCCGAGCGGTTAAACCCAGCGAAGAGGGCACGCTTTCCGACGGGACACGCTTCGTCCGGGACTTCAACCCCGACGGAACTCCGACTACGCGACTTGTTCGCCCGCCCATTTCCATCACGAATCAAATCCCCCGGGCGGAGAGTCGGATGGGGCTGGATGTTCTCGAAGCCGGCCTGAAGCCGCGGGAAGACGCCGCAGTCGCGGCGAAAAACGTCATTTCCGCGACTAATCGGGCGGTCGATGCCCTGGAGCGTGGGGCGCAAGCTGGGGGTGGAGAGAATATCAAACAAGCTCTGCGGAAAGGCTTGCAGGCTTTTGGTGTAACTCCAGCAGCGACGGCGGAAACAAACGAACTCGAAATGGCTCTGGGCACGGCGATTCTCAGCGAAGCCGCGAAGATCAAGCCGATTTCCAATACTGACATCGCTACCCTGGAGAAAATTGTCGGTAGCATCGGAACTGATCCGAATGCGCTGGCGCGGGCTCTGGCGTTTATGCAAGCGGAATCAATTCGAGGACTTCAAAACTTCGGGCGGTATGTCGAAGAACAGGGTGCAACTGTGCAAGACCCTGTGGCGAAACAGCGCCTAGCTGGTGTCACCATCGGTTCAGAGCTTCCCAACCAGCTTTTCGGCCCGCAGAGTTTCCAGATGGGGGTGCTGCAAGCTCTCAAGCAAAATGGCGGGGATTTGTCCCGGTTCCGCATCGGGGGCCAGCCTATCCCTGAAGATGCGCAGTTCAACATTTCCCCCGGAAAAGGCTTCCCGGCCGCCCGGGAAAAGGCGCCCGCTCCGGTCCTTACAGTTGACCAGCTTACCCCGGCGCAGAAAGAAATGCTGCTGAAGAAGCTCCAAGGGGGTTAAACTATGCCCATCGTAAAATTGCCCGACGGCACTCTGGTCCAGATTCCCGATACGCCCGAACCGGGGGAACCCTCCTTTGGGGAAAAGCTCGGGACGAACCTTCTCACCGGCTCGCAAAAGCTCGGTGCGACGATGCTCAACCTCCCACCGCTCGCGGCCCGGGGGATTAACTGGGCCCTGGACAAGATGGGTGTGCCGAACAACCCCGGGACTCTGCTCTCGGGGATGGCCGCGCCGAACTACATGGATGAGGTTGTTGCCGGGGCGGATAAGCTCGGGAAAAAAGAGGGGTTCCAGAATCCCTACGGGCGTGCTGCGGCAGAGGCTCTGCCGGGAGTTTTTCTCAGCCCGGGGGCTACGGCTGCGGCGCCTATTCGCTCGGCGGCTCTCGCTGCGGGCCCTGCGGCTGTCGGGGAAAAAGTTGGGGAGGAATTCGGACCTCTGGCCGGGGCTGGCGCGGCCGTTCTAACCGGCGGGGTTGGCGGTCTGACAATGGGCCCTCGGCAGAGCGTTGCCCGTGCTGATATTCGTCGGGAACTCGCGGGCCTGCCCCCGGGGGCCTTTACCGCTGCCCGGCAGAGTACTGCCGATGCCCTGGGCGCCGGCTCAACAACGGCAACCGCTGGGGAAATGTTCCCGGGTCGCGGGGGCATCTTGGCCCTAACCGCTAAAACCGCGGGGCAGAAGGGCGGGGAGCTTCTCCGGAACCAGCTCGGCGGGCGGGAGGAAGACCTCGCGC